AAGTTTTCTATGGAAGACGCACCACCTAATCATTTCTTTTTGGAATACATATCAAGGCCACAAACAGCTGAAATATTCTTTGAAGACGTTTTAATGGCTTGTGTATTTTATGGTATGCCAATACTAGCTGAAAACAACAAACCAAGATTGTTATACTATTTTAAACGCAGAGGTTATAGAGGGTTCTCAATAAATCGTCCTGATAAAATTTGGAACAAACTATCTGTAACAGAAAAAGAAATTGGTGGAATACCTAATTCAAGTGAAGACATTAAGCAAGCTCACGCAGCAGCAATAGAGTCTTATATAGAAGAGTATATAGGTTTTACAGAAACTGGACAAGGTGATATGTACCATCAAAAGACATTAGAAGATTGGGCTGTTTTTAATATAAACAATAGAACTAAGCATGATGCTTCTATAAGCTCTGGTTTAGCTATAATGGCTTGTAACAAGAACAGATATAGACCAAATCCTGAAAAAAAATATCAACCTATAAAATTAGGTATTAAAAAATATCAAAATGATGGGGTAATTTCAAAAATAATAAAATAAATAAATGAATCAGATTTCTTATAATAACAATAGTTCATTTCCAGATCAAGTTGTACCTGATGCAGAAAAAGCTACTTTAGAATATGGTCTTGCTGTGGGTAGAGCTATAGAAGGAGAGTGGTTTAGAAATTACGGAGGCGGTGGGCTAGGCGGTAATGCTACTAATTATACTAATTATCATAATTTAAGATTATACGCTAGAGGTGAACAAAATGTTCAAAAATACAAAGATGAATTAGCTATAAATGGAGATTTATCTTATTTAAACTTAGACTGGAAGCCAGTTCCTGTAATACCTAAATTTGTAGATATAGTTGTAAATGGTATGTCTCAAAGAAATTATGAAATAAAAGCTTTTGCTGTTGATCCTTTTTCTACTAAAAAAAGAACTAAATATGCTGAAGAACTTCTTAGAGACGTTCAAGAACAAGAACTAATGCAGCAAATTCAGCAAGCAACTGGAATGGATTTAAGGTCACCACAATACAAAAGACTTCAACTAGAGTCAGAAGAAGAAATTAAACTTCATTTACAATTAGATTATAAGCAATCAGTAGAAATAGCTGAAGAAGAAGTTATAAATGACGTATTAAATAGAAATAAGTTTGAGCTAGTTAAGCGTAGGTTTTGTGAAGATTTAACTATTTTAGGAATTGGCGCTGTTAAAACAAACTGGAACAGGGCGGAAGGTGTTGTTGTGGATTACGTAGATCCAGCTTCTTTGGTTTATTCATATACTGAAGATCCTAATTTTGAAGATCTTTATTACGTTGGTGAAGTAAAGTCAGTTAGTTTACCTGACTTAAAAATGCAATTTCCAAATATAACAGAAGAAGAAATGATTAGGATTCAAAAATATCCTGGAAATTCTGAATATTTAAGAAATTGGAGTGGTAGAAACGACTCACAAACAGTACAAGTAGTTTATTTTGAATATAAAACTTATTCAGATCAAGTTTTTAAAATTAAACAAACTGCTAATGGTTTAGAAAAAGCTTTAGAAAAGCCTGATACTTTTACGCCGCCACCAAATGATGGTTTTGAAAGGGTTTCTAGAACTATAGAAACTTTATACAGTGGAGTTAAAATACTAGGTCACCCTATGATGTTGAAATGGGGCTTAGCCGAACATATGACTAGGCCAACTGCAGATACTACTAGAGTAAAAATGAATTATAATATATGTGCTCCTAGAATGTATAAAGGACGTATAGATTCATTAGTTAATAGAATAACTGGTTTTGCTGATATGATTCAGTTAACTCACCTTAAGATACAACAAGTATTGTCTAGAGTAGTTCCAGATGGTGTATTCTTAGATATGGATGGTTTAGCAGAGGTTGATTTAGGTAATGGAACTAATTATAATCCAGCAGAAGCTTTAAATATGTATTTTCAAACAGGTTCTGTTGTTGGTAGAAGTTTAACTCAAGATGGTGATCCTAATAGAGGTAAAGTTCCAATACAAGAGTTACAGACTGGATCTGGTGGTGCTAAAATACAATCACTAATACAGACTTATCAATATTATCTACAAATGATAAGAGATGTAACTGGATTAAACGAAGCTAGAGACGGCGGTACTCCAGATAAAAACGCATTAGTCGGTTTACAAAAATTAGCAGCGGCTAATTCTAATACGGCAACTAGACACTTGCTTCAAGCTATGTTGTATTTAACATCAAGAACATGTGAGAATATAGCATTAAGAATATCAGATTCATTAGAATTTCCTTTTACTAGAACAGCTTTAGAAAATAGTATATCAAGATATAATGTGTCAACATTAGATGAGTTGTCAGATTTAAATATACACGATTTTGGTATATTTTTAAATTTAATGCCTGATGAAGAGGAAAAAGCAATGCTAGAACAGAATATTCAAATTGCTTTAAAAACTCAAGCTATAAACTTAGAAGATGCTATAGATCTTAGGGAGGTTAGTAATATTAAACTTGCTAATCAAATGCTTAAAGAAAGAAGAAAGCGTAAGCAAGCTGATGACCAAAGTAGACAGCAAGCTAATATACAAGCTCAAGCTCAAGCAAATGCTCAAGCCGCGGAACAAGCAACATTAGCTGAAATGCAAAAACAGCAAGCTCTAGCAGAGACAACAGTGCAAATAGAGCAAGCTAAATCTCAATTTGAAATAAGCGAAATGCAACAACAAGGGCAGATAGATAAAGAGATTCTTCAAATGAAATATGGATTTGATATTCAGTTAAAACAAATGGATATAAGTCAAATGTCTCAAAAAGAAAATGAAATAGAAGATAGAAAAGATAAAAGAACAAAAATCCAAGCAACCCAACAAAGTGAAATGATTTCACAAAGAAAAAACGATTTACTACCCATAGATTTTGAGTCTAAAGAAGATTTAACAAATATGGATATGAATAGTTTACAAAACCCAGGTCAATTAATGCCTGAATAAATTTTTATTAATTATTATATTATATTATGTCAGAAACAGTTCAAGATAAAGAGAAGGCACCTCTTAAAATAAAAAAGCCAAGAAAATTAACAAATAAAAAAGTTGAAGAAACTATAAAAGTTGATTTAGGTAAAAATAAAGATAAAGAAGAAATTACTAAAGTAGAGTTAAAAGAAGATTTAACTGAAGAAAAACAACCAGAAACTGCAGTCGCAATAGAAGAGATTAAAGATGAAGTTGTTAAAGATGACGCTATTAAAATTGATGAAAAAATAGATTCACCTATAGTAGAAGTAATAGAAGAAACTAAAAAAATAAACAGCGAGTTAAAAGAAGCTGTAAAAGATGAAAAAGTATTAGGCAAGAAGTTACCAGAGAACATTGAAAAACTTGTTTCTTTCATGGAGGAAACTGGTGGGAATGTAGAAGACTACGTTAGATTAAACACAGACTACTCTAATGTATCTCCAGAAACATTACTTGTAGAATACTATAAAAATACTAAACCACACTTAGAAAAAGAAGAAATTGATTTCATAATGGAAGACAATTTTACTTGGGATGAGGAAGTGGAAGAAGAGCGAGATATAAAAAAGAAAAAACTTGCTTTAAAAGAAGAAATTGCAAAAGCCAAAAGCTTTTTGGAAGAAACAAAGAGTAAATATTACGACGAGATCAAGTTGAGACCGGGCGCTACTCAGGAACAACAAAAGGCTATGGATTTTTTCAATAGATACAACAAAGAACAACAAATAGCAGAGCAGCATCATAATAATTTTCAACGTTCAACTAATGAGTTATTCGCTAATGAATTCAAAGGTTTTGAGTTTAATTTAGGTGAAAAGAAATTTAGATATAACGTTGGTAATACAAATGATGTAGTTGAAAAGCAGTCAAACTTAAACACATTCGTTAAGAAGTTCTTAAATGATAAGGGAGAAGTTATTGATACTGTAGGTTATCACAAAGCTATTTATGCCGCTGATAATGCCGATACAATAGCTAATCACTTCTACGAGCAAGGTAAAGCCGACGCAGTTAAAGATATGATGGCTAAATCTAAAAATATAAATCAAGATCCTAGGCCACAAGCTAATGGAGATGTTTTTATAGGAGGATTAAAAGTAAAAGCAGTTAATGGTGTTGATAGTTCTAAGTTGAAATTTAAAAGTAAAAAATAACAACAACTAAAAATTAAAAAACATGAGTTTTACAACAGGTGGGAGTTTTCCCGCAAGTTTAGTTCCTTCACAAAAAAGAATGGCGTTGAGAGATAATTATTTATCTTTTGATAGCACTGATGGTGGGAACTTCGCACAACAATATCTACCTGAGCTTTACGAAGCAGAAGTAGAAAGATACGGAAACCGAACTTTAGGTGGTTTCTTGAGAATGGTAGGAGCTGAAATGCCTATGACGTCTGATCAAGTAATTTGGTCTGAACAAAATAGACTTCACGTTTCTTATAAAAACGCCACAGCTACTGATGCTGTAGTTGGAGACACTAATGTTTCTGTAGAAATAATTATGGCTGATCAAGGTTCAACAACTGGTGCTGTAAGAGTAGGTCAAACAGTTCTTTTATCTGATAATGCTACTGGATTAGTTACATTAAAAGGTTTAGTTCAAAGTATTGGTGATGCCGCTCAAGGTATTGGCGCTACAAAGAATGTTCTTAAATTAGCTATATATGGAACTGTTGGAGGTACTCCAATTGCTTCTGCTGGACTTGTTTCTGGTGGAGCTAAAAATGTAAACTTATTTGTTTACGGTTCTGATTTTGGAAAAGGTACTGTAGGTATGGAAGGTTCTATTGAGCCATCTTTTACTCAATATGCTAATTCTCCAATTATAATAAAAGACAATTTTAAAATCAATGGTTCTGATGCTGCTCAAATTGGGTGGGTTGAAGTTGCTACTGAAGATGGAACTTCTGGATACCTATGGTATTTAAAAGCTGAATCTGAAACTAGATTAAGATTTGAAGATTATCTTGAAATGGCTATGATTGAAGGTGAATACATGGATGGATCAACTCCAGCCACTATTGTTAATTCTACCGTAAAATATGATTTTCCAACTGCTTCTGATGATCAGTTTGTTAAAGGTACAGAAGGTTTATTTGCTGCTATAGAAAAAAGAGGTAATGTATATTCTGGTTTTGCTGGAGCTGCTGCTCCTGGTTCAGGTGCTTTAGGTGATTTTGATGAAATCCTTAAAAACTTAGACAAGCAAGGTGCTATTGAAGAGAACATGTTATTCTTATCTAGAGCTACTGCTCTTGATTTTGATGATATGATTGCCGCTGTTAATGGTGGATTTGCTTCTACTCAAGCTGCTTCTTATGGTCTTTTTGACAATGATGGTGACATGGCATTAAACTTTGGATTTTCAGGTTTTAGAAGAGGTTCTTATGACTTCTATAAGACTGATTGGAAATACTTAAATGATGCTTCTACTAGAGGATTATCTAAAGAAATCGATGGTGTAATGGTTCCTGCTGGAACAACTACAGTATACGATCAAATGTTAGGATCTAATATTAGACGTCCATTCTTACACGTAAGATATAGAGCTTCTGAAACTGAAGATCGAAGAATGAAATCTTGGATTACTGGTTCAGTAGGTGGTGCTTACACTGACACTTTAGATGCGATGACTGTAAGTTTCTTATCTGAAAGATGTTTAGTAACTCAAGCTGCAAACAATTTTGTATTGTTTAAAGGAGCTTAATTAGTATATAATGCAGGGAGAAATCCCTGCTTTATTAATCTTTAAATAATAAAAATTATGAACAATTTGTTAAGCATTGACTGGAACGCAGGCGGTGAATTAGCTATTAATGTAAAAGATGTATATAGAGTTGATCAAAAAGCAGGTGCTACTGATTCAATTACGTGTTATTACAATATAGCCTCAGATTCAGGTCCAAAAGTTTGGGCTGTTGATCTAAAATTCTCAAGCAACGTAATAGACGCAGATGTAACACAGTTACAAGCTGCAGTGCTAAGAATACAACAGTCGCCAAACGCGATGGTAAAATTTAAAATGCCTAGTGAGGCTAAATTAGATACTACGACTCCATTTGCTTTTACTGCTGGCGGTGTTGCTGTACCTAAATAACTTTTAATTATGGGAAATTCAATAAAAATACCTTTACTTGGAACACTAGATAAGGTAGGTAATGATGCTGCAGCAATAGCTAATTGGGACATTACAGCTTTAACTGTTAATGCAAGCCAAACTTCTGGTTCGCTAGACTCTGTAAGTGATGGTGGTGGAAGTGGAGCTAAATTCACATTCAGCTCTAATCCATCATCTGTTGTTACTGTTACAGTAGATCTTGCTGGTCAAGATTATTCAGCTGGACAAACCATTACAGTTACTATTCTTGCTGCTAACGCAATAAATAGTGGCGCTAATGATGTAGATGTTACTCTTTTACTAGAAGACAACATGATAGCTGGTGGAGCTTTTGAAGGTTACATATTACTACCTTCAAATGGTTTGCTTGCTTGTGTTTTGCCTGATGCATCTAGTTATACAACTTGGAAAATACAGCAACTAGAAAATGATCACACGAGACCTTGGACTATAGAAATAGCTAATGGAACTGCAAATAATTATGTAGATATTACTAAGCGTATCAACAATGTTCTTGTTGAAGCTTGTACATCTCCTAATTCTCAACCTTCTTTGGTTTTACCAGATGGTGTTTTTGCTACTGATCTATTTATAGGTTAAAAACAATAATAAGGTCCTACTTCGGTAGGATCTTTTTTAATTATTATATTATATTATATTATGGAAACAAAAGAAAAAAAGACTCCAAAACAAGATACTTGGGAGTATAAAAATAGAAATTATTATTTAGTTAAAGGTGAACCTTTAACATACACTCTGCCATCTAGACACTCTGCTAGATACCCTTTAGTTTGGTTTGATCCAGAGTTAGGTTATGAAAGAGAATTAAGATATGCTTCAAATCATAAAAGTATATTTGTTGATGAGCAAAAAGGTTCAGTGACACTTAAACATTTAGTTTTTGAAAAAGGACATTTAAGTGTAGCTAAAGAAAAAAGAAACCTACAAGAGTTTCTTGAAAAACACCCACACAACGGTCTTATATTTAGAGAGCACGATGTTGTGGTTGAAGCGGAAGATCAATATGATTACTTAGAGCTAGAAATAAGAGCACTAAATATAGCGTATGATATGGACGTAGATAAAGCAGAAGCAATACTAAGAGTAGAACAAGGCTCTTCTGTTTCTCAATTAAGTTCTAAAGAATTAAAAAGAGATTTATTAATATTTGCAAAAAGAAATCCAGCTTTACTTATAAATTTATCGGAAGATGAAAATGTAGAGTTAAGAAATTTTGCTATAAAAGCTGTTGAAGCTAAAATAATAAATTTAGATTCAGATCAAAAGACTTTTAAATGGGCTAGTAATGGTCGTAAATTAATGACAGTACCTTTTGATGAAAACCCTTATTCAGCAATGGCTTCATGGTTTAAAACAGATGAAGGACTTGAAGTATACAAGTCTATAGATAAAAAACTTAAATAACAAGTGATTATAAGTAAGGGTGGTTAACGCCACCCTTTTTTTTTTAAAAAAATTAAAATGGCAATAAACGTAAACACGGTATATACAACGGTATTAAGCATATTAAACAAAGAGCAGCGAGGATATTTAACCCCTGACGAATTTAATAAGATAGCCACTCAAGTTCAATTAGAGATTTTTGAAAAGTTCTTTGAGGACTATAACCAGTATTTACGAATGCCTAAAACAGATGTTGAATTTGCATCTAGAGTTGATCACATCTTACAAGAGTTTCAAGTGTTTGAAGAAACAGAAAATGCATCTGATCAAACAGGTAATGTTTATACTCAGCCAACTGGATTACATAGATTTGGATCTGCTTCATGGAATAAAGGTATTAATTCACCACCTATAGAAATTCTAAGCAATAGAGATTACAACGAATTAAAACTATCCCCACTAACGCAACCAACAAATAATTTTCCTGTTGCTAAATATCAAAAAGATAAATTAACTGTATTTCCAAGTGAATTAGCCTCT